ATTCTACTATATCACCTGAAAAACTTGGTATTAATATAATCTTATCGCCATCTTTTAAATCTCTTAATACACTTGCTTTTATCGCTGTTTTAGTTCCTGTTAATGTTTCTGTAATTGGTGCTATTACCCTTTCAGCATCATAATAGTTTTCTCTTTTTTGCTCATTTCTTATACCTTGATTTAAACTTGCAAATCCAGCGGTAGTATTGCCACCTTCTTCTATTTCTACCCCACCATCAGTATCTATTGTAGAAATGTTTCTATAAATTTTAAACCATTCACCGCTCCACTCCATTGATTCTAGATTCAATTCGCCACCATTTAAGATATAATAATCACTTTGGTACAAATATCTATCGTAAGGATTTCCATTTGTAATTAGATTACCTTGATAACGTGGATTAGGGTAGTATTGTGGTGCTATTGTCTCAATTAATAACAATTCGTTTATATCATAAGCAGTACCACCGCCATCAGTCTTCCAACTTGCTGTACTTATTAATGGAGCAAATTTACTTCCAGTATATAATGAACCATTTGCCCCTTTGTTGTTGTCTCCTATGAAACTTTCTGGCAATTCAATATCTTCACTATTGATTAATCCACTTATACTATCTACTTTATAACTTATAGAATTACTATCTATATTGCTGTTAAAAAATTTAAAAATTGCTGTATTCGGTATCGAGGCAAAAGTCCAATCAGAATTTGAACTAGTCCAATTAGTCGGAGTCAAGCTATTTTCAACCATAGTATAAGAAACAGTAGCTGTGATATAAAACATATCAGTTGCTATTATTTCTGCATTTGCATGAGTTCCACTTGGTAATGGTGGCGTAATTATATTCAAAGAAAAAATAAAATCACCAGATACTGCAGGAATTTCTAAAACATATCTATTACCACTATTTGTTGACCAAGTCAAAACATTGGTTGAAGTGTTTAAATTTAAATAATAATTACCTACTTGTACTTTTATTTTAACCATAAAATAGTCAGACGTAGAAAAAAGTCCTGAATTATAAATTAAATTAAAATCACCTAAAATTTGCATTTGTTTACCACCAATAATATCCCCTACATGAGATGGATTGAGTGTACTATCAAACACATTTGAACTTTGATAAATTAAATTTACATTAGTTGTATTAAACTTTCTTCTTGCTGATTTAATCGCAGGAAAATACTGCCAACAATTTTGACCACTTGATGCCCATTCTGTTGATTGGTTAATATTAGAATCCCATGCTACTAATGTTTGCCCTAAATAGGTACTATCGGCTAAATATTTTCGCTCTTTCCATGAAGCATTATTGTAATTATTTCGTGAAATAATGTGAAAATATCCATTTGCTAAAATTATTCGAGCATCAAATAACATTAGAATTTGCTCAAGTATATCATAATAAGTAAAGGCTTCTAATTGCCCATTTGATATGGTATTGCAAAATGCTCTCGGATATACTGTAGTTTGGTCTAATGGGTCAACATTTGTACTCCAATGTGTTCCACTTGTAACCATGTTGTATTCATAGAAATTTACTGAATTTGAATACAATGTATCTAAAATAGTTATTCTAAAATATATTGGAGTGTATTGTAAACATTGCCACAAATACCAATTTAATGTTTGTGGAGTATAACTAAGTGCATTTGTACTATCTGCTAATTCTAAAAATCTAAAGTCTTTTAAACGTGCTAAACCATCGGTAAATTTTAATTCGTAAGTGTAAGGATAAGCAGCATCTTCACGTTGGTTTAAATCATGCAGTAATACACCTATCCAATAAACTTCATATAAATTTGTTGATGTGTTCCACTTGTATAAATGGCAATAAAATCTTTCTTCTTTTGCTAATTGAACTTGATTAAATAACCAAGTTTCTAAAGTTGAATTGTCAACTATAATAGGAACACTTAAACTACTGCCTTTAATACTTGCATATCGCTTGTCATTTTGACTTTCATAGTTTAATATTGGTGGGCTTGATGTTGCTATTTCAGTACTTGGACCAGTAATGTAATCTGTATCCCAAATCTCTACTTTCCATTTCTCATTGAACTTAGTAGATTGAACATAAGTTATATATTTTGGATTGCTCATTATCTTACTCTGCCCCTTTCATAACCGCTTCTATTTACACTTACTAAAAGATTATTTCCTCTAATTTCGCCACCAACTTGTAATACTCCAAAATTGCTATTCATTCCACCATTCCCAAATGTACCTATATTAGGTGCTGCACTTGCACCGCCACCACCTGAACTTACACCGCCACCGCTTGCACCTGCACCTAATACCCCTGCTGCTATATTTAATCCTACCCCTGCTGCAGTTGCTGCTGCTGCATGACCATAGGCTTGAACAGCATAGTAACCTGCTGCCATTGCATACATAGTCATTGCCATTGCATTACACATTTCTGCTAACATTGCTTTTAATGCTGCACCTGCATCTACATTATCCCCACCTAATGCCTTACCAAGTAAATTCCCAAAATTTTGGAGTGCAGGAACTATCATTCCCTTTAAAGTTTCCCCCATCTTTTTCATTCCATCATTTAAAACTACCATTCTTTGACCTGCTTTTTGAATGTCATCTAATCCCTCTGCTTTAAATGTAAAAGTAACTGTTTGAGGTACGTTTAATTTTGCTGCTTCTAAATTTTTTATTATTCCCTGCCTTAATTCATCATTGCTTTGAGCACCAAATGATACTCCAGTTGCTTTTTTTCTTTGAATTAAATAAATGCCTTCATCCGTTCCACCTCTTGCACGCATCTCACTATTCATTTTCTGAATTTCTTCTACGTGCTTTTTATGCTCATCTTGTATTTGTTTATTATTTTTCTTTAAATCATCTAAAATTCCTTTTTCAATTTCATTTTGTTTGTTTTTATAGATTTCAGTTAATGATTTTAACGTATCTCTATAACGCATTTGGTCAAATAAATTTTTTTGACTTTCCAAATACGTTTTACGATTAGCCTCTACTGCAATCTCATAATCTTGTTTTGCCTTTTCTCTTTCTAATGTACCTTTATCTCCAGTTGCCTCTGCTTGTAATAATGCTAATGCCCTTTGTTTGGTAACACTATCTTGAATTGCTGTATTTAAACTTGCTTGTGCCCTTGCTGCTTCATTAGTCAAACGAATATAATCTTCTTGCGCTTTTTTAGTATCACCCATCGTTTGAATGGATAAGGCTACTAAAGCACCTATAATTAATGTTAATCCTGCAGTTGCTATTGCTGTGGTCGCTCCGATTGAAGCTATTGCAGGTAAAACTTCCAAAGTAATAACTGTTTTTAAAACCATAAAAGAATCGCCCGCTTCTTTTAATGATTGTAAACCTTGAGTTAATGCCATTGCTCCTTGCAGTTTTACCATTGTTTCTTGCAATGCCTTACTATCACTTCCAAATAATGCTGCTGCCCCTTGCGCGGCACTAAATGCCCCTGCCAATGACTGCATTACTCCAACTGTTGCACTTAATACTGGAGCATCACTCGAGAATGCTTTTATAGTATTATTGGTTAAATCTAATCTATCTTTTAACTGACCTGCTGTTTGCGCTGCTACTCTAAACCTATCCGATGTTTCACCAAATTGTATTGCTGCCTCTCTAGCCTCTCTCGCTGCTGCCCTATATGCTGATTGTAAATTCTCGCCTGCCCTCTTTGAACTTGATGACATCTTATCGGATGACTGAACAACTGCATCACCCATTTGCTGACCTGCATTCTTTACGATTGCGGCTGCATTATCCATGTCCTTTTTAAGTCCTGATGTGTTTGCTCCTAACCCTATGCTAAGTATTTTGTCAGCCATTATCTAAGTTCCACTTTTGTTTAAGTTCTTCAATCTTTTCTTTTGTCAATCCGCTTGATTCATCTTTGGTTTCCCATTCAAATTTAATCAAATCTTGCGCTTTTAAAGGTTTTGTTACATGACAATTTACTAGCCATGTTGTTTGCCACCTTATGCGCTCCCATTCGTTTTGGTCTTTAAATTTTAACTGCTCTAAATACTTATGATTTATTGCATAAAATTCGCAAGGTTGTATTATCCAAAAATCAACTGCACTCATGCCGATTTGACCTAATGCAGTTGAGTAATGGTCTAATATTAAATCAAAGTCGGGGGCTACTTCGCCCCCTTGTCGTTTTTTGGCGCGAAAGCATTTGTTAATGACTTGTTCATCTCCATTGATACCTCATAAAAGGCTGATAAATTTTGATTGAAATAGTCTTCACATTCTTTCACGCTGATGGGCATTTCTGTAAGGTTAGAATCCTTAATAATTGCCCCACCAAAAATACCACTCGCTAAATAAATAGGTGCATTCTCTAATGCATCTAAGTTGCCAATGTCGAATATCTTAGTATTCGTTAATTCTTGGATTTTTTTTAATGCAGTGTAGTTAAAAACTACATCATGCTTTGCTTCTTTTATTGTTACTTTCATATTGCTTTTTAATTTTGTTGGTATGGCAAAGGCAATAGCTTAAAAAGCTAAAAGCCAATGCCAATGCCACCCAGTTAGTTAGTTGCTTTAGTTATTGCTCCAGTACCTTCAAATGATACTGTATAAGTCGCTGTATCTTCTACTGGTGCGCCTTGTTTAATTGATTTGATAAATGCTGAACCTTCATAGTACACATCACCGCTCACCGAACTACCTACTCTTACAGTTACTGCCGAACCAGTATTCCACGCATCATACAAATCAACAAAGAATTGATAAGTGCTACCAGTCTTTTCTTCATAAAATCCATTTGCAGAAAAGTTGAATGATTTCTTATAAACTAAAATCTCTCTCCATCCTGCACTTTGTTTTGTTGTTACATCTTTAATTTCACGCTCCAAATTAAAGTCATTTGAAGTTAATCGGGCTATTACTTTGGTTGCTACCTTAATTGTAATATCCGTACCGTTTACCATTCCTGTTGTTGCCATGTTCTTATATTATTATATCGTTGTTTTACTTAAATCTGCTGTACCTTCTATTGAACAAGTAAAAGTTGATGTATCTTCTACTGGGTCTGTATGCTTTAAACTTTTTATATATCCAAATCCTGAATATTGCTTGTTGCCATCTACTTGGTCTGAAATTAACATAGTAATTTTAGTACCATTATTTTGCAAATCATAAAGTTCATCAAATGTATAGCCGCTTCTTGTATATGGTAATGCTGTTTGACCTATGTTTACCATTATGTTTGCTACTGTTGCACTTGTTGCAGTTCCTTTGTATATTTTAACGGTTACATCATTACTATCATTAGATAACAATGTCACTGAATACCTTGTTAATGTTCCGCTAAGTGTTATTGTTTGTAATGAATTATAATCTAAATTATCAACTCTAATTACCATTGTTCCACTACCTTTAGCATATAGTGAGAATGTAACATAGTCATCAATTTGAACATAATCTATTGATTGGGTTATTTCTGCACTTGTAAAGGTAATTAAATCCGCTGTTTTCTTACCAAAAGCATCAACCGCAGTATTACTTGTTATGGTGTTTGTTCCCTTATTCCAATTAGTCGCATTTGCTAAATTTTCACTTGACCTTACCAAGTTAACTCCTACTCCTTTTATAAAACCATTTGCAGAACCATTAAAACTTTTCTTCATTGGTTTGCACTCTCTCCACCCTGCGCTATCTTTTGATGTAATGTCTTTTACGTCAACCTCGCAGTTAAAATCATTTGAAGTTAATGCTGCTATTGGGTCATTGTCTATTAATAAAAGTATATCCGTTCCGTTTGTCATGTTCTTAATTTTTTATTCTTAAAATATAATCTTGCTGCCATCCATAAATGCCATCCAAATCAACATTATCATTGTACATCTCACCTTCATTGTCAAATACTATTGATTGAACATTAACACCGCCATAAGTACCTGATGTCTTTCGTTCTAAGGCTGTTCTTATTGCATCTGCTACATTGCTTAGTGTATCGTAATTATTATGCAAAATATTAATTTGAACCCTAATAACATCTAGTTTACTTGGTCCATCTTTATCAATCATTGGAACTAAACTAACTTGCTCATAAACTACATAAGGAAATTGAGCTAAATTATTCGCTTTTAAGGGCGATATTCTAGTACTTACATAGCTTGTTACTGCCGATGTATTAGTTAAAATATTATATATTGCTTTACCTGCCTTCACTAAATACTCCAGTTTTTTTACCTGCTTCTATTATTACTTTTTCGTACCCTTTTTTTAACTTTTCAAGCATTGAGTTTTTCATCTTATCATAAGTAGGTCTAATGAATGGATGCGCTGTCATTCTACCTTTAAACCCTTGCTTAACACCTGCCTTTGCTAAATTAGCCGCTACATACTTACTTCTGCTTCCCACATACCTATCAACTGTTCCATACTCAACTAAGTGTGCATGATTACCTCCTTCAAACATACTTTTTTTACTCGAATATTTAGGACCTACCCATAAGAAATTTGGATTTTTCTTACTCTTAAACGATTCTATGCTATCTCTTAAATTCCCTTTGTCTACTGGAACTGCCGACCTTAAAGCTATTATCAAATCATTTGCTACTGATTGATTAATTTTTGCAATGTCTTGAAAGTTCTGTTCATTTGACAATAGTTTGATTCCATTAACAATATCATCAATCCCATCAATGCTACAATTCATTGATATTCCATTTGGATTATTTGTATTTCTTGTTAATGTACTCATTATTTCAATACTTCACCAACTATTCTAACTGCATTTCTTCTACCATATTCAGGTGCTTCAAAAAATGTTACAATTGAATATTCAAGTCCTTCATATTGAAAGTGCCATTCGTTTGTAACACTTGTTACATCGTTAAATCGCACATCAATAGTCAATTTATCATCTACGTTTCTTTTACCTTCAATGAACTGCTCAGTATTGGCTCTAGTATTAACATAGCACCAAATTGTACCCACCTCTGTATAAGTATATGAGGTTGCACCACTTGATGTACTTTGAGTTGCTACTGGGCTAAACAAAGTTATTTGATTGTCAAATTTACCGCTAATTATATCCACTTAATATATACAAAGAATATTGGTTGCTGTTGTATTTGTGCTAAATACTTTTTTAACATCATAAGGAAATGGACCTACTGGAACATTCTTAAATAATTGTGCGCCTCTACTTGCTGCGGTTGCTGTATCTGTATCAGGATGACTTGACATTAAAACATTAACATCACCACTTACACCAATATACAATGAACCGCCTACTCTTTGAGTTGTTCTTTTAAATATCCTATCAACTGATGGGGCTGTTGTTGCTGCTCCCGTTAAATCAACCGCTGAACCGCCTAAACTTAAAGATACTTGGAAGGTATTTGTTGCACTACCTACTATGAAATAATTATCAGTAGTTGTGATACCAGTAACTGTTCCTAAACTTGTAAAAATTACTATGTCACCATCACTATAACCATGTGCATTTAATGTAAATGTATCGGTGGCTAATGTTACGCTTGTAATTACTTTTTCAGGTTCAGTTACTTGTAATGGTAAACTATCTGTTATATAAGCGGTATTGCTTGCTGTTACTGCTACTGCGTTTGTTCCTATTAAATTTCTCATATACTTATTGTTCTATTATATCTATTATGGTCAATGTCTAATAATGTATAAACTCCAAATGGCAATTCTATTGCATTTTGTGTGCTTACTTGATTTCTATTATCATACAAACTTGTAATGATTAAGTGCATTGCTTGCTTATAGTTTGAAGGTACATTAGCTGCGCTTGTATAGCCTGCTACAAACCTAATTTTAAAAGCATTTAAACTATCTTTCATAGTCGGCACTTCACTAAGTCTAATTCTACAAACTGGGCTGATTAAATCAACTTCATAAGTGCTTGAATTAATAGTTTGTTCAGTTCCATTTGCATCAATATATTTAATACTTGTAATTGATTGAATTGGAAACTTATTTAAACTAATATCCACTATCTGCACATCTTGTTTGTCAAAATTAGCTTGCAATGTTTGTGTCATTAAGGGTCTCCATGTGAAACCTTCTACCCACTTACGAGCAGCGGTTATCAAAGATGTTATTAAGGCATCTTCTAAGCTATTAGTAACCCTTAAATTTAGCTTTGCTTCAGCTAATGTTATTGGCTCGCTTGATGGTTCTGTTATGACTGAATATGATTGCACTATTTTACCGCTTTTTCTGTTTTAGATTCTTTTACTGCCTTTTCAATTTTAGGCTTCGATTCTTCAATTAATTCTGCTATGCCTAATTGAATTAATTCATCTGCTTGGCTTGCTTCAAATTCGCCATATTCACCTT